GGCAAGCACGAACCATCATGAAGGGCGAGGAAGCAAATGAACAAGAATCAGATTATTGCTGGTGAGACCACGCTTGTGCGTGTCAGTGATTTGCAGGGGTACGACAAGAACCCTCGGCGTGGCAATGTGAAAGCGATTGCAGAATCGCTACGAGTGAACAAGCAATACCGCCCCATTGTGGTGCAGAAATCCAACAAGCGCATTCTCGCAGGCAACCACACTTGGCTTGCGGCAAAGACACTTGGCTGGAAAGAGATTGCTGTCGTGTTCGTGGATGTTGATGACGAAGCCGCCAAGCGCATCGTTCTCGCGGACAACAAGACCAACGACCTAGCGGACTATGACGGTGTTTTGCTTGCCGAGTTGCTGCGCGACTTGGGCAGTGCAGAAGGCACGGGGTATTCAGCACAAGACATGGAAGCCATTCTGAGTGCGTCTGCCGCCGAAGTGGAATCGGTCATTTGGGCGTCAAACAATGCCAGTGAGGAAACGCTGTCACAGAACGACCCACTGCTTGATGTCGGCGTGAGCGTTGGTGGCGGCGCCGCGCAGGAGAACGACAACGAAGTGGACTTTGGAGAGGAAGACGACGACAGCGACATTGAGGAAAAGCCAGACGATTTGACTGGTGTGTACACGCTCAAAGAAGACATGGTGTTTCAGGGAGAAAAGTCGTGGGAGATTCCGATTTGGCGTCCCGACATGATGATTGAGGAGTTGCCCGCACCATTACACACTTGGGCTGGTAGTGCTACGCGCGACCTTGACTGGGATGGCTACTGGCTCTACAACTGGGGTATTGACAGCACATCGGGAATGAAAGACCTGAGCAAGATTGTTCTGTCGTTCTACTGCTGGGATGAATACTTTGAGGGGTGGTGGGACAACGCGGCGCGTCATCTCAGCAAAGTCCTTCATGCCAAAATCAAGTACGCGATTGCGCCGAACTTCTCGCAGGGTGGAATGCCAAAGGCAGTTCAACTGTGGCAGTTGTATCGCTCTCGCTGGATTGGCAGATACCTTCAGGAAATCGGCGTGCGGGTCATGCCCGACCTTGAGATGTCAGCAGACCCAGTGATGCTCAAGACTTCGGCGGCAGGTCTTCCGAAGGTCATTCCGTGGGCTGGTATGCAGGTGCAGAACATCGTGGGCGAAACCCGTTCTGGAGAGAAAGAAACACCCGAAGACTGGGAGAGATGGTCGGGTGAACTGGATGCGCTGCTCAAGGTACACAACATTCAGAACATTCTGGTTTACGCCAATCCGAACAAGTGGGACAAGGTGCGCAACGCAATGTCCTCATACCCAGCCATCGGCCTGCACTTCATGGAAACAAGAATGCACTACCTGTCTCAGAAAGTGCGCCAGAATGCCAAGGCTCCAGACCGCTTGTGATTTTTCTTGCCCCATACTGTTATGGAAGGCACGGCGCTTCACAGGCTCCACACGCGATTCTTGCCATTCGCAACGGGCAAGGGCACTATCACCCCTTGATTGGAGAAATCCCAGTACACGGGGCTTCGGCTCTAGACACAGCAAAGAACATCACTTCCGTTCTATCTAGCGCAGAGAGGTATGTGGTGCTTGGTGGCGACCATTCAATCACAGAGGGAGTGTTGAACGCGCGCGCGAAGAAGTCGCCCGTGCATCTTGTTCTCTTTGATGCGCACACTGACGACTACGAAGACAGCAGCGAGTTGCAGAAGCACCGCCCGTTGCACCATGGCAACTGGTTGGCGCGTGGACTGAAGAGTGGCGCGGTGAGCGGTGTGACGATGCGTGACGGCAACCGCGATGTTGCTCCGCGCAAGTATCTCAAGGCAGTGCCGCGCAACAAGCCAGTACACTTGAGTATTGACCTAGATGTGCTGTCCACGAACACCATTGGGATGGCGACCTCTTATCCAGAAGCGGGCGGCTATTCGCTGGACGAGTTGTTGCGTGAACTGCGGCTGCTCAATCTTCAGGGAAGAACGGATGTGACTGCGGATTTGACCGAGTATGACCCGACCCGCGACCGTAATGGAGTTGCTGGATGGTGTGCGGCAACTATCGTCACCGAACTACTTTCTATCATTGGCTCATAACTTGTTATTGACGCAATGGCGTCTTGTAGGTACTCTTCTTGCTACAACCGACAGGAGCAAGAACCATGCAGGATTTCCGAATCATCAACATTGAGGCGCTGGCGGACGACGAACTCGTCGTCTTCGGTGCAATGCCGACGCGCGGGGGCACGGGGAAGGCGAAGGCGAGGACGAAGGCGAGGACGAAGGCGAGGACGAAGGCCCGTCCCAGGACTCGTCGTAAGGCGACGCCGCCGAAGAGGAGAGCGAAGGCCAAGGCTAAGGCCAAGGCTCGTCGCCGCTAAATAAGACCTCTCGCCGCCTAGCGATGGCGGCGTAGGACGGAGACTCCCGTTGTCCGTGGTGGTAGCACCATGGCGGCGGGAGTCTCCCCATTTCTGGCGTTATGTAGTAGTTTGTCCGCGATTAGGCTGGAGGCGCAGTGGCCAAAGATAGCGGATTGTTTCGTGAGGCTGGCTCAACGGGGCTTCGCCGCACTTCGGGCTACATCTTTGAGGAGTTCCTTCCGCAACTTCAGGGCTACCGCGCCATCAATGTTTATCGGGAGATGCGCGATAACGACCCTGTGGTTGGAGCAATCCTGTTTGCTATTGACAAACTGGTGCGGCAGGTGTCATGGAGAGTTCAGGCGGCATCGTCTGCAGTAGAAGACCAACGCGCCGCCAAGTTCTTGGAATCTTGCACCAAGGACATGAGCACTTCTTGGGAAGACCTTGTAAGCGAAATCCTCACGATGCTTCCGTACGGGTGGTCGCTCCACGAAATCGTCTACAAGCGACGCAACGGGCAGACTGACAGTAGCGAAACGAACTCCAAGTACGACGACGGGCTTATCGGCTGGCGCAAGATTCCGATTCGCGCACAGGACACGCGACAAGAGTGGCTGTTTGACGACAACGGCGGCATTCGCGGAATGGTTCAGTCTGCTCCACCCGACTTCGTGCTTCGCACCATTCCGATTGAAAAGGCACTGCTCTTCCGCACCACTTCGGAGAAGAACAATCCAGAAGGCAGGTCTATTCTTCGCAACTCCTATCGTCCTTGGTACTTCAAGCGCCGTATTGAGGAGATTGAGGCAATCGGCGTGGAACGCGACCTTGCTGGATTTCCAGTGATGTATGTAGACCCAGAGATTATGCGCACCGACGCGCCTTCTGCCCAACAGTCCATTTACGAGGACTACAAGGCCGCGATTCGCAACATTCGCCGCGACCAGCAAGAGGGAATGATTCTGCCCGCCATCTACGACGAAAAGAACAACCTCCTGTACAAACTGGAACTCATCTCGGCAGGCGGCTCTCGCCAGTTTGACACGAACACCATCATCACCCGTTACGACCAGCGGATTGCCACGAGCGTGCTGGCCGACTTCATTCTGTTGGGGCAAGCCGCCAACGGCAGTTATGCGCTGTCGTCAGACAAGACGAACCTCTTCGCCATTTCACTGCGATGCTGGCTGGAGATTATCCGCTCCACCTTCAACGAATACGCGGTTCCGCGCCTGTTTGAGGTGAACGGCTTTGACACCAAGAAGTTGCCCACCATGGAATACGGCGACATTGAGGTTCCGCCGCTGGGTGAACTTGGCAACTACATTCAGGTTCTCGCTGGCGCTGGCGTGCCGCTGTTCCCCGACGACAATCTGGAGAACCACCTGCGCGCGCTTGCCAAGTTGCCTGAGAAGCGCGAGAGCGCCAAGGGTGACATGGCGACGGCTCAAGCGGTGCAGGCGGAAGCACGACCCAAGAACCAGCCTGCTCCAGCACAGAAACAGGCACCCGCCACCATGACGCCCGAACTGATGCAGAAGATTGCTCAGCAGTTGAGCGAAGAATGAAATGCCGACACGCATTCTGCGCGGCGATGAACTCGCAAACGCTATCTACGAAGTCACGGACGCACTAGAAGCCCAGTTCGCCGCAGAGTTCTTGCGGCAGATGCGCAAGTTCTCAAAGAACAAGGGGCTTCAGGCTGTTCTGGCCGACATTGAGGCTGGAACCGTCATCGGAATGTCGTCCATTCCAGCCCGCCTTGGTTCGCTGTCCATCTCCACTTCCAAACTGGACGCGATTGTGCGCAAGGCAATGGGGTCGGCGGCGCGCATCACCAACGAGAAGGTTGGCATCAACGCGGCCTTTGATGTGTTCAACCCAGAGGTTTTGCGCACCGCGCAAACCATGTCGGTCACGCTGTCCACAAATCTCAACGCCACCGCCCAGCAGGTCTTGGACAAAATCATCTCCGATGCGGTCAGTGGCACCATCACACGCCGCGAAGCAGTGATGCGCATTCAGAGTCGCGTCGGGCTTCTTCCAGCCCATGCCGATGCCGTAGACCGCTACTACGACACGCTCATTCAGACTGGCACGAAACAGAAGGTTGCCAAGCGAATGGCAGACGAGTATGCCGAACGCCTGTTGCGCTATCGCGCCAACACCATTGCCCGCACCGAAATCGCCCGTGCCGCTGGAGTTGGTCAGACCGAATACTGGCGGCAGGCCGTAGCGGACGGAGCCTTGCCGCTGGATGTGCGCCGTGTTTGGATGACCGCGTATGACGAGCGAGTGTGTGAGATTTGCGGCCCAATGAACAACACCGAGGTTGGCGTGATGGAACGCTGGCTTACTCCAAACGGGCTGGTGGACTATCCATCTGCCATTCACCCGAACTGCCGTTGTACGCAGGGCATTGCCTTGAGTGCGTCACAGCGCCGTATGTTCATTGGCAAATCCGACATGGACATTCTTGACCTCTTGGCAAAAGCCAATCCCTACCATGATGAGCGTGGCAGATTCACAAGCGCAAACAGGGCGGTAGCCCCCTTCACTCGCAAACGAACGCGAAGCATCAAGCCCAATGTCAAGAGAAGTAGAAGCATACTTGCACCAAGTAGTCCAGAACGCGCCGCAGAGATTGAGCGTCTGGCGGAAAACGGAAGCAGTCAGTTGCTTGGAGGGCGCGACCCTAGAACGGGTATTGTCAGACCACTCCAGAAGTTTGCGGCGGTTCGTCGCTATGGAAACACTCCAGAATCAGTTGGCGGCTACTTGAAAAAGGAAGTGGGTGTGAATGTTGAGGTAAGAGACCCACACTGGTCTACGAAAGAGGGCATTGCGCAACTGCATGGTGTGGCACAAGCGCTGGAAGAAGCGCACCGCATGGGTATCAGTTTTGAGGGGGTTGTGCTTCGTCTTAGAGGAAAAGCCACCAAAGACGACGGTGCCTACGACAGCGTTGAGGGGGTTCCAAAGTCGGGCGTCATCACTATCTGGGGGCGCAGAGCCGAAGACCTTTACCGCATAGTTCAGGCACAAGGAGAAAAGCCGCCAGAGTTTGCCAGTTCATACGGCACTCTCGGCGTGGAGCAAGCAAAGCGGGCTGACCGCAGAGCACAGGATGCCCTAATACGCAAGTGGGGCTACGCCATCGCTATTCACGAGATTGGCCACCACTACACGGTTCATCGCGGGAAGTTCTTGAAGATGCGGTTTGAGCGGCTGAAAAGGTTGGCTCCCGTGTCGTACGCCAGAAGTGATTACTATGAAACTGCGGCAGAGGCGTTCACCGCTTGGTGGTTGTTGTCTGGCTCCAAAGTTCCCTTGACCCAGCGTTACCTTGCTGATTGGCGAATCCATGTGAGAGCAGTGCTCAACATCGGAGACTACGCCATTAGAGGGTTGTATCCAGAAAGACTTCTGAAGGCGCTGGAGCGCATTGCTAGGGGCAGACTGAAGTTGGAAGACCTGCCGCCTGACCATCCACTCATCGTCTATCTCACGGACGGTCAGTCTTTGACGGATACCATTTCCAAAGCCAATCCTTATCATGACGAGAAAGGTCGCTTCACCAGCGCGGGCAGGGCGGTGGCACCACAAGGTAGGCGCAGGCTCAAGTTGCGTCGTGCCCCCGCTCGTCCGAGTAAGCAGCCGTCTAAGGTTGGTCGGTATTCAGATGAGTTTCCTGCCAGCCTAGGGGCGCGGCTAGAGGCAGCAGAAAAGGCCATGGGGAAGAGCATCATCGCAACTGCCACCGCCGCTAGAGGTATCAACAGACCATCCACTGTGAAACAGATGATTGGGCGCGCTACAGAACACCTTTTGAGTGAACAGCGCAAAAGAGCAACGGAAAAACTGTTCATGAAGGACGCTCTACTGGAGCGCGCGATGTTGAAAGACCCAGATGCCGTTCTCAAGCACAGCGTTGTTGAGCAGTTAGCGGTAGACATTGGCAGTTTGGGCGTCACAGAAGAACAGGCTAGAGATGCGATTTCACAAATAAGAATGGCGCTCTACAACCGTAGAGACATAATCGCACCAACCCCTAGCGCGCTTGTTCCCGAGGGGCACAAGTACAGATACGAACTTGCCAACATGATAGTTCACCAGTGG